CGATTGCTGGGAGTTGCTTCGATGGAGGGATCTTGGCGGCCCTGGGATTGCTGACTACAGATATTGGCTGCCGTTTTACATGATTCCACAGGTTCCATGACCACGCCTGACCTGCGCCAACTCAAGGCCATCCCGGAATCGCCCTACAAGGAAGCCCTGGCCGCTGCTCTAGGTGTCGAGTTGCCTCCCGAGGGTGTTAGCTCGATATGGACCATCACTCCCTGCCCTGGGGCTCTCTCTGTTCAATTCGTATCAGCCGGGAAAGGTGGCGGCCCCGATACCTGGGTGGTTTTCGCCACTGACGACTATCCGCACCGGTCTGGCGTCTACACCGATGGGTCTGCTGCTCTCGCAGCTGCCAGCCCCCAGGGCGCCGGCATCGCTGCTGGTCAGTCTCTGCGCCGTTTTATGCGCTTTTGGGGCTGGTTACCGGAGAAGGAGCGCCAGCTGTGAAGCACTGCCACAGCTGCGGCATCCCCACCCGTGCGCATGGGCTTCTGTGTCGGCACTGCAGCAAGCAAACGCCTGAAGCGATCCTGGCCAGGGAGCAGAAGCGCAGAGAGAACGCCCCCACCAGCTGCCCGGCTTGCATCCATTGGACGGCGCCCGCTGGCTGCTACTTCGAGTTCCCCGAGGCCGGCGGCCGGTTTTACCATTGTTCGGCCTTCAAGCGCCAAGGCCCGGATGGCTAAGCGGCAAGTGGTCAACTGGAAAGAGTCCTCTCTCACCGGGGCGCTGGTCGCGCTCCATGACAGCTGGATCAACAAGGTCGGGCCTGAAGAGCTGGAGGCGGATTTTCCCGCCGCCGGTTGGATCCCAATAGAGGGAGCGAATGAAGAACGTACTGATGAGTCGCCACTGGTGATCTGAGGCCTGCTCCCAGGCCCCCCACTGGCTGAACGTGGCGACCCAGTTTTGCCGCTCGAGGTTCGGGAGCTCACCCAGCTGATCCATCGCCAGCTGGTTTCTGACGGCCATCAAGGGGTACTTCATCCTGCGCATCCCTACCGCCTGAAGACGTTGCCCGATGTTTACATAATCACCAAGCAGTTTTAGCCATTCCTGTTGCCGTGCCAGTTGTATCGGGTTGCGGTGCTCGCAAAGCCGTGCAAGCTGAGGCAGCCGGCTTTGCATGGCCTGAAAGAGGGTTCGTTTTATCATCAGTTCGTGGACCTTATATTTTGGGCTATAGCATTTCCTGCAATGCCACCCGGGCCCAGTATTGCAATCGGTTCTTTTCAGTCGGGTTCGGCAATCCCCGCAGCGAATGAGCCCATCAAACGTGTGCTGCTTTCCCCCGAACAGTTCGTTGCAACCCTTGCCGGCATTGATCAATCGTTGGCCAGCGGCCCAGTCAACTTCATCAATTAGCCGCGCTTCTGTTTCCTGGTGACCCTTGCCACGCAGCGCAGGATTCTCCCAGAATCGCTGGAGGGTGATGCGATAACAGCCCATCCGCCGCGCAGTTGTCGCCCAGAGAAACCCGGTGTCAAAGAGACTCTCGATCCACGTCTTCGCTATTTCCCAGTTGTCTGGGTGTTTTTTCAGTATCCCGTCAGAGACGCAAAAGCCAAAAGGGCGTGTCTTGACCGCTTCCAAAATTGAATTGTCCGCTGTTGAGTGAGTAACATCATGCCAGCAGGTTCCCTTCAATGAGTAGCAAGCGTCCCGCCACTTTGCCGCCGTTGCCACCCACGACGATGACAACCCTGGCAGCGCTGCTGCCGGATAGGAAGAACGCCCGGCGTCGAACGCAACGGTCCACAGGGATGATCGAGCGTTCTCTCTCTGAGTTCGGCGCGGCCCGGTCTGTGGTGATTGATGAGCACGGGACCCTCTTGGCCGGGAACGGCACCGCCGAGGCGGCCGCATCGATCGGGATTGAGCGGGTGCTCATTGTTCCGGTAGATGGCAACACGCTGGTGGCGGTCCAGCGTTCTGATCTAAATCCCGAACAGAAGGCCGAGTATGGCGTTGCTGACAACCGTTCGTCAGACACCTCAGGATTCAGCGGGGAAGCTCTCAACACCCTGCTGGAAGAGCACTCTGGCCTCGATCTCAGTCCTTACTTCACCGATGATGAGTTCAAAGCGCTGATCAGCGACCTGGACCCACCTCCAGGCGATAAAGGGGGAGGGGAAGGAGCCAGCGCGGGCGGCCTCGAAGTCAAGCTGAGGTTTTCAACAGAGGAAGACCTGAGGGAGTTCCAGCAGCTGATGGTGAGGCTGGCCGAGGCAATGCCAGAGGAAGAGACGACAGAGGCGCGGCTGGTTCGAGCTGCTGAATCAATGCTGGCGAGGTTGGGCCGTTGACAGCAGGCGCGGATTGGGAGAGCGGCCGGTCCTGGCGGATCACCGATAAGGAGAGAGAGCAGATCGCTGAGATGCTGCAAGCCGGGCAAGGCGCCCGAGAGATTGCCGCCGCAACCAAGCGCAGCCTTCCCGCGATCTACAGGCACATCAGCGACATCAAACCCGGGCGATTGCCGACAGGCGCGGCACGGATCACCGATAAGGAGCGGAAGCAGATCGCTGAGATGATGCAAGCCGGGCAAGGTGCCCGAGAGATTGCCGCCGCAACCAAGCGCAGCCTCTCCACGATCTACAACCACATGAGGGACATCAAACCCGGGCGATTGCCGACAGGCGCGGCACGGATCACCGATAAGGAGAGAGAGCAGATCGCTGAGATGCTGCAAGCCGGGCAAGGCGCCCGAGAGATTGCCGCCGCAACCAAGCGCAGCCTCTCCACGATCTACAACCACATGAGGGACATCAGAAGAGCCGGGCGATTGCCGACAGGCGCGGCACGGATCACCGATAAGGAGCGGAAGCAGATCGCTGAGATGATGCAAGCCGGGCAAGGTGCCCGAGAGATTGCCGCCGCAACCAAGCGCAGCCTTCCCACGATCTACAGGCACATCAGCGACATCAAAGCCGGCCGATCGCCGGAAGAAGCCAGGCGGCGGTGGCGGCAACGCCTGGATCTGGAGGCGGGCGGTTCCGGCTGCCTGCCGGCTGATCAGCCTGTCAATGTGCCGCTGCTGATCGAGCGCTACGCCCTGGGGGCCTCGATCGGAAGCCTGGCCAGTAGTTTGCGGATCAGCTATCACCGTGTTCGAGCATTGATCGTTGATGCCGGGGTGCCAATCCGGCGAAATGGAGCCAGGGGGCCAGGCCCTGAGAGGGGAGGACACCTGTGGACCACGGCAGAGGCCTCAGCCTGCCGCCGAATGATGGCCCAGGGCCAGCGCCAGGCAATCATCGGCATGGCGCTGGGGCGAAGTGAGGCCTCAATAGGGGCATGGCTCTACGACCAGTCGAGGCCCGGCCGGCCCGAGCGCGCCGCCACGATCTCCCGCCGCCGCCGCGGTGACCTGCTCCCTGAAGAAACGCCAGAGGTGGAGGTGATGGATCGGATCGTTGCTGGTTGGCTGGATGGCGAAAGCGTGGTGGATCTGGCGGTTCGCCATCGCCTGCCGAGCCCGATCATCTCCGGTGTGCTGCGGCAGCGTGGTCACCATTCAAAGAAAGGCCGCAACCCGGCGAAGCTGAAGAAGCAGGCCCAGCAAGCCGCCCTGGCTACCTGCGCCAAGCACCTGCCAGCCTTTGGCGGTAACGAACTGGTCCTAGCTTCACTTCAGGCGCGAGCATCAGGCCGTGGCTGAGGTCAAGGCCATCTCAAAGGCGGCTGAACGCCGCTACCAGGTTCATGCCCTTCATCGCTGGGTGGTGCGCGATGGGTACGGGCCAAAGCAGCTGATGGACGCCGCCATCAAAGGCTGGAAGTGTTCCCCCCGGGTGGCCTCTGGATTGGTTGCCGAGGCCCTTGAGCTGTCGGTGACAGCGATCAGCCACTACGACCGCATTCGGATGGCATCTGTTCAGGTTGAGCGGATGGAGGCCCTGCTGCAGCGCTCCCTCCAGCAGGGTGAGCTCCAGGTGGCCCTGGGCGTCAATCGTGAGCTCAACGCCTTGATCTTCAAAGTGGCTGAGTTTGAAGCGGCTCAAGAGGAAGCGGCGGCCGCCATTGCCCCATCACTGACAGAGGAAGAGCAGGAAGCGGCCGATCGCGCCGGGGACTTCTAGCCCATGGCATGGGATGACAATGCGTGGGCTGAATACGACGCCAAGAATCGGGCCCTGATCACCCCCTACCAGTTCCCGCATCACGGCTTGCACCGCCCGCGCAAACGGGTGCAGCCCATCTTGCGGCACCTCCCGCGCAGGCCGCTCTTCACTGGATCGATCGGATCCAATCTGTGGGACAACCTGCCGAAGCAGTGGCCGCATTTCGCGGCGCGAACAACAATTGCGTCTCAGGGGAAATACCTGCCCTTCATTCCCTGGGAGGTCCAGCTGAATCTGGTCCGAATGATTCGGAGCACCCAGAACGTTTACTGCCTGAAATCAAGGCAAACCGGCGTTTCCGAAACGGTCATCAATTACATGCTGATGATGGCCATTGAAAACCCAGCTTGGGTGGGCATCGTTTTCAGCAAGACCGGCGAGGATGCGTCAGAGCTGGCGGCCCGCATCAAAGGCCAGGCGGCCAGCCTTGGTTCCTTCTGCCCGCCCCTGCCAAAGGATTCTGCCCGCAAGCTGCAATTCCTTGGCCGTGGATCGCTTCACTTTCTGCCGCCCACTGAACGAGCGGCCAGGGGAATCCCATCGGCCTCCATGGTCCTGTTCGATGAGGGCGCCTTCATTGAGAGGCTGAGCGGGATTGAAACCGGCGCCATGCCCACCCTGAGCCTCCTGGGCCCCAGGGCGCGGGCGGTGTGGGTCAGCACCCCCAACGGCCGCAGCGGCCGCTTCCATGAGCACTGGACCACTGATCACGGCGAAATCCCGCTAGGGCCGGCCACGGTGAACGGGATTCCAACCCTGGCCCGTTCACCCGATGGTCAGTTCGGCAAGGTTGCGATCCACTGGAGCCAGCATCCAATCTTTGCCGCTGACCCTGACTACCAGGAGAAGACCAAGCGGAAGTTTCAGCTCACCCAGCAGCGCTACCAGCAAGAGTTTGAGCTCGACTTCACTGCCACCGATGCCGAGGTCTACCCGCACGAACTGATCGAGGCTGCTGAGGCCATCGGTGCCCTGGATGATCCAACCAGCGGGAACGTCTACGTGATCGGGATCGATCCCAACGGCGGCGCCGATGATGAGTTCGTGACCACGGTTCTGGACGTGACAGCCAGCCCCTGGCAGGTGGTGGCCCGGTTCAACGACTCGCGCCGCAGCAGGGATTACGGCCTGCAGCGCAGCGCCCGGCTGATTGACCAGTTCGCCCCGGAGCTGATCGTCATCGAGAAGAACGGCGTGGGTGCTGCGGTGGCCGAGAGCCTGGCCCGGCTTCGCCCTGGATACCCGATCGAAGAGGTTGCCACCAGCCGGCCGTCGAAGGTCGCTATGACCGATCGGGTGCTGCTGCTGCTGGAGCAGGGCGAGCTGGGCCTGCCGCCCAACGACATCTACGGGGAACAGATGCGAGTCTTCCGCCAGCACCCAGACGGCACCCGCGAGGCCGCCGCTGGCGCGCACGATGATGCCGTGATGTCTCTGGCCATGGCCTGCGAGGCCGGCGCCCGCACCCGGCCGATGGTGGCCGAATGGGTCAACATGACCTAGGGCCGGCCTCTCGCTTGAGCGCCTGCAGCCCCAGGGCCCGGGCCTGATCAGCAGGGCTCCGCCCGCCCGGGTTCAGCGGTTCAGCGGCCATTGTCAGGCCCCTGATAGCGGCCTTCGAGCATCTCACCCCGCAGTTCTGGGCCTTGTGACTGATCCCAGAGCACCCGCAGCGTTCGCGGTTGCCCGCGGGTCCAGCTCACGGCACCCGCGGCTCTCAGCCCTAGCAGCGCCGCCTGGACGCTTGAGGTGGCCTTCAGGCCCCGCGCCCGCTGCAGATCCCGAACGGTGGGGGCGTAATCATGCCGGCGCCCGAAGGCTCGGATCGCTTCCAGCGTTTCCGCTTGGGGCCATGTGAGAGCTTCCTCTTGGGCGTCCATCCTGCGGTTCTTTGCCTGTAAGTATGCACTCTACTGGCACACCTGCACTAGCGTCGAAAGGTGCTGAACAGGCCCAGCTGGTCGCTTTCCCTGCCCTCCAAGCGTTCTCGCAGGTTGATGAGCCCGGAACGGCTGAGGCCTTTGGCCTGCTCCAGGCCCAGCCCCATCCCTCTGGCCACCTCGGCGAAGGTTTCGCCGTCAAGGCGCCGCAGCATCACCTCTTGCTGTTGTGGCCAGGGCGCCAGGGCGCAGCTGACTGCCTGCAATTGCTGCTGTCGCCGTGTTGAGGCATTGTTTGAGCTCGCCTGAATCGCTGTCAACAGCGTGTTGCTTTCGCTTTCGTCATCATTGATCAGGACATCCAGCGAGGCCTGCCTGTGGCAGGCTGCCGCCAGGGCCAGGGTCTGGAGGTCAGCAGGCGATAGATCCATCCCCGCCATTGCCTCTACATCGGTGGCCGGCCGGCCATGCTCAAGCTGGAACCGCTCCCGCCACTGCCGCAGCTGGTGCATCCGTTCGCTTCGCTTCACCGGCACCCTGATGCCGTTGGCGGAATGGATCAACCGGATCATGCTCTGCCGGATCCAAGGCACGGCATAGGTCGAGAACTTGTAGCCGCGCATCGGGTCAAACTTTTCAACTGCTCGCGCCAGCCCGATCGAGCCCTCCTGGATCAGATCGGCGACATCCAGGGAGATGATGCCCGCGACATTGAAGGAGCGGCTGCACGTCACGACCAGCCGCATATTCCGGGCCACCATCTGCTCGCGGGACCGCAGCCCTGAACGCTTCACCCGCAACGGGGCGTCAGCTGGCGACGGTGGCCAGTCTTGCCAGGCTCGAATGGCTCGGCCATGGATCAGTTGCTCTTCAAAGGAAGGGATTGGCAAGCGCGAGTACGCCTGTAGCTGATCGTCCAGCGAGCTCACAAAGGGGAGGTCTGATCAGGCCGGCCCTACCCTACGGGGTTCGTCATCGTTGCTCAGCAATCAACAGGGGCAGCATTAACCTGAAACCACGTAGAAGGCTACAGATTGGCCATCGGATTCCTTCAGGATCAGGCGCCTGATTCCAACCGGATGGATGGGCCGCTGTTGAACGTGCTCACCGGCATGGGCACGTCCAACGACCGCAGCCAGGCCACTGGCATCCAGGGCGGCCGTGCTCTGGGCGAGGCAGAGATCAATGCGCTCTATGAGCAATCCTGGCTGCTCCGCCGGGTGGTTGAGAAGATTCCCATGCAGGGCACCCGCAGCGGCTGGGACCTAGGCCTGGGCGATGAAACCACCACCACCGAGCGCAGCAAGCTCGATGATCTGGTTAGTTGGACAGAAGAGCTGAAGCTGCCGCAGGCCGTGACCACTGCCGCCACCTACGCCCGCCTGTATGGCGGTGGTGCGCTGGTGGTGTTGGCGGATGATCGCACCCCCATCGACAAGCCGCTCAACCTCAAGCGGCTGCGCAGCATCAAGGGGTTCTACCCCATCGATCGCTGGAGGTTGTACCCGTCTGCAGGTTGGACGGGCATCGGTTCGCCTGAAAGCTATTGGTTTGAAACACAGCAGGATCGCGACCTGACGAAGGCTTCAGGCGATCCAGGCCTGGCTGATGCGTTGCAGGTCGATATTCATGCCAGCCGCATCATCCGCTTTGAGGGCCTGCCCTGCAGCTGGCGCACCATGCAGTCGCGCCAATGGTGGGGGCTGTCGGTGGTCGATCTGTGCTGGGACGTGTTCAAAAGGTTCGAGACAGGCCAGCAGAGCGCCGCGGACATCTTGCATGATTTTGATCTGGTGGTTCACACCCTCCCGAACCTGCAGCGGATTCTGGACGCGGGCGGCGAGCAGAAGCTGCGCGAACGGCTGCGAGTCAACAGCATGGCCAGGTCTGTCTATGGGGCCTACGTCCTGGGCGAGGGCGAAACCCTGGCCAACCTCAGCCGATCAGCCGCAGGCATCGCCGACATCCTCGAAGGCCTGAAGGGCGAGATCACCGGTGCCTCAGGACTGCCCCACACCATTCTGTGGGGTGAAAGCCCCAGCGGCATGGGAGCAGATGGCCGCAGCGAGCAGGCCGCGTTTGGCAATGACGTGGCTGATTGGCAGGACCACGATCTCCGGCCGCCCCTCCGCCGAGCGTTTGAGCTGGCCATGGCCTGCTCCGATGGGCCGTGGAAGGGGAAGGATCCACCGGAGAGCTGGGCGGTGGAGTTCCGCCCCAACTACACGCCAACAGAAGATGAGCAGGCTGATTTGCGCGGCAAGGTGGCCAACGCTGATGCTCAATACATCCAGGCCGGTGTGCTGTCGACCAACGAGGTGGCGCTGGCCCGCTTCGGCAAGCCGCGTTTCAGCCTCACGACGACGTTGATCGATCGCGAGGAAGATGGCAGCCTTAAGCAGCCAGAGCCTCCGGCCGGCGCTGCTGGCGATCAATCCGAGATTGAGTTCGGCGGAAGCCTGGCCGAGCAGGAGGCCGATCCAGGCGGTGCCCCCCCTGATCCAGAGGAAGAGCCCCCCTCGAGCCGGGGTGATCAGGCTGACGCCTGCTGTGACGATTGCGAGGCCCGATCCCAGGAGCTCGCCCTTTCAATCACGGCGAACCGCCGCCGCCGCAAGCAGCGGAAGGACGCCCCGGCCATCCCCCGCGCTGACGCGGCCGGCGACGTGATCGAGCGCTGCGGGGTGAACATCCGAATTGATAGCCAGGGCCTCGGACGCATCCTTGCCCCCTATGGGCAGGAGCTGCCCCATCCGGTAGCGGTGGGCCCAGACATCAGCGGCGCCTGGGAGGTGTTTGAGCCATCGACTGGCGCCTACCTCCTGGCGATCGGCCACCAGCACGTCCGCGGCATCCGCGATTCAATCGGGCCAGGCCCCACGATCCGGCAGATCGATGGCACTGATCTGGTGGCCCTGGGGGCCCGCTGTGACGCCTATTCCTGATGGCTGATCGTTCCGTTGAACTGCTCGAGCATCTCGATCTGGAGATGCGTGGCCTGGAGGATCAGCAGCTCAAAAAGCTGCAGGGCATCTTCAACGAGGCCCTAAGCCGCACGATCCGCTCCCTGATCGACCGGCTGGAGAAGATCGACGCCCAGCCGATCTACGATCCCAAGCGCACCCCAGGCGCCTTTCAAGGGTCAACGCCTGCAGGGCCCGAGATCATCACCCCGCTGCAAAAGAACCAGGCCAGCCTCTACCTCCAGGGCCAGCTGCTGCAGGATCTGCAGGTGATCATCGGTCGCTTCCCGCAGGACAAGGCCGCCGGCCGGGCCCTGGACACTGAACTGGTGGAGCTCTTCCGCCGCGCTCACGACCTGGGCAGCGAGTACGCCATTCAGCTCAGCCAGAACATGCTGGAGCCTGCGGCCAAGCTCTCGGCCACTCACCCGCTGATCACCCAGGCCGGCCAGGTGCCGCCGCCCGCAGCGCCTGCAGCACCAATCACCCCAGGCGGCGGCTACCAGGAAGGGCAGTCATTCACCCGGCTGGTCAACATCGGCGCAACGGTCGCCGCCGCCGAGCGTGATTTCAAGAGCCTGTCGGAGAACTACCGCCGGCAGCGCGATGCAGCCACCAGTGAACGGGTGGTCGCGGCGAAGGATTACTTCTATCGGTGGTGGCGTGACTGGGGCGATGCGGTGCAGGTGGAAACAGCCACCCAGCTGGCAACGGGCCTCGATAGCAGGGCGCTGGCCCGCACCCTCAAGGCAAGGCTGCCGAACATCAATGAGGCCTTCCGTAACCGGGCCGAGACAGTGGCCCGCACCGAAACCCACATCGCGGCCGGGGAGGCCAGAGAGCGCACGTTCCGCCGGGTTGGAGCTGGCTTTGTGCGCTACATCACCACGGCAGACGATCGGGTGTGCGAATGGTGCGCTCCACGGATGGGTTGTTTATACTGGGCAGGCAGTATTAAGACGCCGATTCATCCAAATTGTCGTTGTGCATTGTCACCTATTACCCTTGAATCGCTGGCGATTCAGAATAGCTTAGCGGCCAAGGCGTCAGAGCGCTGGGAGCAGGAGCAGCAGGCCCTGGCTGCCGTCACCCGCACCAAGTATGAGCAGGCCAACAGCAGGCCATGGCGGCCAACCGGTGGAGGTGACCAGCCAAGAGGCGCGGGCGATTTCCCGCTGATGGAGAAGACCAGCCTGCCGGCCACCCAGCGGCGCCGTGGGCCCGGTGCAGCGGTGGCGAATGCTGGCGCGCAGGCATGGCCTGCAGGCGATCCGGTGTGGGCTCCTGGGCGGGGCTGGCTGGATCAGGGGGCCCGGGTGGCCTATGAAGCGATGGTCAGAGAGGTTGCTG